CTCCAAATTCGTGTTGGTACTTGTGCCCCAGGTTCCCGATTCATCACCTGTAGCAATTTCTTTTAGTCTTAGATCATTTACATAGGTTGCCATTATATGCCTCTATTTATTTAATTGATTATAGTCTTTATACATCTATGCCGCAACATCTGTCCAATCCGGGGACTGAGATTCATCTATTTCCGACCAATTCGGTGTTTGAGAATCATCAATTACGGCCCATTCAGCGTCTTGTCCTGGAATAACTTCACTCCAAACCAATACTTGGCTAATATGCCCGGTTCCTGCAAGCCCGGTAACTGCAATAGTCACATGAGTTGTGGCTGTTATATCACCCAGACTGCTTGTCATCGCATCCAAAGTGACCGATATAACATTATTAGTCGTTAGAGTTATTGTTCCTAACGATGTTGTGCCCGCTAATCCTGTAGGATAAACATTGGCATCACAGGTAACAGTTTCATCGCCTTGAGAAACTGTCGATGCTGTTCCACTAACCCCTGTAACGGCGGTACCGTTGGCAATAACTGTGCCAACTGCTCCTGTTGCTGCTAGTCCTGTTTCTGCAACATTGGCATCAGCACTAACTGTTTCAGTGCCTAAAGCAGTGGTTCCTGCTAATCCTGTAACAGAAACATTAGCAACACCGGTAACCGTAAGCGAACTTACCGCACCAGTAGCCGCCACTCCTGTTTCTGCAACATTTGCATCACAGGTAATGGTTAAAGAACTTACAGCACCGGTTCCCGCCAAGCCGGTAAGCTCAACAGGTACGGGATTACCCCATGTCCCAGAACCCCAGGTACTCCGACCCCAGCCAGTAATAGCAGCCATTAGCTACCCTTACGCTATTCTAATAACAGCGTTACTTGCGTCTGCGGTTGGGAAAGATATGGTAAAGCTACCTGCGGTGCTGGTTTTATCGCCACCGAAATCAAAAACTGCAACTGCTGGATCACCAGTAGCTGTGTCGTTGAAAATCATGCAGCCTCTTGCCGTAATTGTGCAAGTACCAAACGTCAAATCAGCAAAATCGGTAAACGCAGTCGTTCCCGATGTGGTCGGGTCGATTCTGGTTAAACTTCCACCTTTAGCGGTGTAGTTTGTTCCTGTTGCCTCTTGGCTAGTGGAATAAGCTGTGGTAGCAGCACTCATAGTAGCTGAACTGGTATACAGGGCTAACTTGAAGGTGTCGCCTCCAGAAAGTAAAAAATCGTGCTTCGCTTCTAAAAGTTCTTTTTTAAAAGAGGTACACATAGCCTGAGTTATAGCCATTATAGTCTCCTAATAATTTCAGCTAAGTCTTTATGACCTTGCTGTTCTAATTTATTGCCTATTGTACACATGTGGTTTTTAATTGCCTCTTGCATATAATAAGTAATTACCGTATGACACATTTTTTTAAAAGCATGGGCTTGTGCTCTAATTGGGTCCGGCGCTGTGTCGCTCACCGAAACCAGTTTATTAGTAGCCATTTCAGCGACTTCTTCTACTGTATGGCCTCTACCATGTGTTGTCTTTACTCCAAGGTTTCCTATGGAGATTGTAAATGAATCAGTTTCCATCAATATTTCTCTGGTTCTGGTGGACCAATGTCTTGTCTTCCTGAAATTCCTGAAGGCCTCTCTTCCTTAACAATATCGGAAAATTTTCCAACAACTAATTCACCTTTGTTTAAATATACTACAGGAGGATTATCAAGTCTATGGTAGCCATATAGCTTTTCCTTTAGGGGAATGTTGGTGTCCAGTATTGGAGAATGGCCGCCAATAGAAACCTCCATGCCTGCATCCATGCACTTAGATAACCAAAATTCACAACAGCCTCTCCCCGACTCACCAAAATAAACATTCGATTTATAAGCAAAGTCTGCTCCAAAAAGACTGAGCTTCCCTACCTTTTTCCATAAAGCAAAGGCAATAGCATAAGCAATCGTATTGTTTAGATAGGCACAACCCAAGTCTTTAACAACTTCCTCTATGGGAAATAACTTTATCGCTGGAACCCGATTATCGAGTTCACAAGAATAAACTGGAATTTCTAGTTTAGGAAGGGTCCTACACATTATTTTTGTTTGTGGTCCCGCGTCAAAGGTGTCAAAAAATCGAGAAACAGGATCCATCACAAAAACACGATCACATTTAATAACGGCACACATAGAATTAATGGCCCAAACCTCGTTATATTCCTGACTATGACTAATAGACATGTGAAAATCCAATTGACTTTGCCCCATAGCAACCAGTGCAATGTGTTTATTCTCAAGCATTTATTGTGGGGCAGTAGCACCGCGCTGTTTATCAAAACGGTTTTCGTCTCTGGTGGCTCTTCCTTCCATTAAATTTGTAACTCTAACAAGATTTTCTTGGAAACGTTGTTCAAACATATTAGTTTCATTTAGATCTTGTTTTAAGAAAATGCTCGCTTCTACTAAAGAACCGTATAGCAACAAATCTGGAGTATTGTCTGAAATCCAGGTTGTGCCGCTATCCCCAGCCGCTGTTAATGAAGCGGGTTGGTACAGATAATGTAGTTCAAAAGTCAGATTAGCGTTCGGTGTTGGTGATAAAATAAACGTATCGTCATCAAACTGCCCGTAGTATTTAGGCACCCCGGTTGTTGCGGCTGCTTGGACATAATTACGCATAAAACTAGGGTGTTTTAACAGTAAATAAGTGTACTCACTGTCGCTGTTTAAAACAGCTAAACTTAAAGGGGCCACGAAATCCGAAGGCGTTGAAAGATATTGGTTTCCCGATGAAGCGGTACCTGTGACATTTTTACGAAACACATTAAGTTCAATCGTATTAAATATACGGTTTTCCGCCTGTTTAATAAAAGTATCAAGCGTATTAGTAAACGTCGTTTCAGAACTGTCCATGTAGTTCTGAATCGCTGTTTTCATTCCACTATAGGTAAAACTCATGTTGTCGGTCCTGCGGTTACTGTAGAACCACCACCAGTAATATCACCGGTAGTAGCCGTCCCTGTTGAAGTAAACTTATATTCGTTGCTGTCCACAACTGTTATTGTATACCCATCTGAACTTTCAAGCACGGCTGTTGTTATTCCATCAAAGGCTTCCGTTTTTCTAAGGCGTACAGTATCCCCTGTGGTTCTAACATGTTTAAACTCGGTTACGCGAATCACTGCATTTGCTCCAGAGGCTTCAGCTCTAAAAGGGTTTAATGGTAAAAGCGCTTGTGCCGGACCCACTGAAACAAAAACTCCTCCGCCTCTGGCTCCACTTGTACCGGTTCCAGCAACAGCTGAAAAAGTATAGGTGTCATCGTCCACTTTTGTAATTGCATAAGCATCTGGATCAGTTATCGTTGCAACAGTGAACCCATCAAAAGCTTCTGCTCCTCTAAAACGTACTTTGTCCCCGGTACTTCGACCATGGTCGTCTTCAAAAACCTTAATAACCGCACTCCCTGCTGTTGAAAGAAAAGGATTATTGGTCAACAAAGCCTCTGCAACCGGCTCTGTTCTAGCAGGACGCGGGTTTCTTAAAGCCTGTGGGTCAGCTAGAATATGTGGAGGATCTAGTTGAGGGTGTTTTGTATCAAACTGATCTGGACCAACACGAAGACCATTCCACTGCATTTTCATGGTTTTTAGTTTGTATCTTTGCCCAGAAATATCGCAAATTCCCCAAGCATGTTTTCCTGCCGAAAAAGCCATTAGATGACTACTCTAGGCGGCACAAACCTGGAACTTACTGTATCAATGTCTTCAAAAGCCGCTCTATCAAACTCCTCATCATATATCTGCTTTAATATTTGTATTCTGTCTGGAGCTCTTTTCATAGCAATGTAGTACGCTAGTCCCGCTGTCATACAAGGAAGAAAACGAAAAACTGCTTCCATATTATTGGTGTAGTCTCCTGCATCTTGCATCCTAGTTAACGCATAATAGTAAATAACATCTGTAGAGTTTTCTGGGGTTGGGTATAAATAAATACGAGGAGTTATGTGCCTTTCTAAAAAGAATTGAGTAGGCCTAGCTTTGTCTGATTTTTTAGGGGTATAAAGAAAATCTGATCTACTAATTCTTTCAAGCTGGAAATCCGTGCTATCACGTTGGATGACAGCTGAAGTAATATCAATAACATCTGTGCCTAGATCAGCATAATTAGTGCCTTCGGTAACTGTAAAATTACTTTTGGTGATTAACCATTGGTTAAGGCCTCTGTTTGCCCATTCAGCAATCATAAGGTTCAAGGAACGACGTGCGGTTTCTAAATCGTAACCAGTACGAAGCTCAATTCCACACCTCTCGTATGCTTCTTCAATGAGCTCATCGACACTCAAGTCGAATGTCGTTGTTCCTGAAGTCGCCATGATTAACGCCTACGAAGAGTTTTCTTCGGTTTTTGCGTTTTTTGCGTTTTTGCTATTGGGTCAGAAATCTGGCCCACATATCCACTACCAGTCCCTACTTTAACCATACCGCCGCCTTTATAGCCTTTGGTCTTGGATTTAGTCCAATCTACTCCTTCTTGTATTGCTCTTCTTCTGTTTGTTAATCCGGGCATTATTTACTCCTAATTATTGGGTGCTTCGTAATATTTCAAAAACTCACACCAAACTGTGTATTCATTTCCTGCATCTGACGTTGAAGGGATTACCAAAAGAACGTCTCCTGAATAGCCTGACGCTTCCGTATTAACTAAGCCCCCAATGGAGCTAAAATCAAACGTGTTGTCATAAGCTAGGGTCAAAAAAGTAACGTCCGTTGTTGCGTCCCAATCAAGCGATGCCGGTGCATCCGGGGCACCGCTACAGGTGTACCATATTTTATTTAAAGCCACATGCGTACATGTTTCTTTATTCGCCGACTGGTTCAAAGCTGAAACGTCAACTAAAGTGGTACTGCTAGCACTTCCATCTGAATAAACAGAACAATATGTGACTAATTTCTTGTCATAATCATATTGAATAGTGGGTCCTGTGACTGTATTAGCCATAATCTACCCCCTATTAAGCGTCAGCAAATGGTGTTACTAAAGTTCCTGAACCAAGTAGCTGTGCTGCAACATGGTATTTAGCACTTGCTATTGCACTAACAACTACAATACTTCCGGCTAAGCCGCCTTTAGTTGAGCCGTTTTGTGTAATAACATCATTGGAAGAACCAGAAATAAAGGTTTTCCCTGCTGCACTGTCATCAATACCAGTATAAGCGCCACCGACAAATTTGTCCGTGCCGTCTGTTACGATGTCCATGTCTGTTGCCGCTGTAACAACTACGAAAGTGAACTGAGCACCTAAGTTACATAATTGATTTGGGTCGCCTTTGTCTGTAGGTTCTGTAACAACAATACTAGGCAGAGTGAATACTCCGTCCGCATCATTACACAATAATATCCTACCAGCATGAGACGCCACTGTGATAGTCGTGTTAGCTGTTAAACTAACAACTGAGCTATAGCCCGCATTTATAAGACCTGCTAAAGACCTTATAGGGCCTGAAAAGGTTGATTTTGCCATAATTTCCTCCGTTGGAAATAAGTCCTACCGTCTTGGCTTGTCTGCTAGGTCAGTCTGTAGGACAAGTTTACCCTAGATACAATAAACATATTACTTGGAAAGAATAGAAAAAGAAAGAAGAAAGTGTGCCGGGTTGAGTAAGAAACCCCCGGCGAGGTTCCATATTAGGTTATGCTCCAGGGCTACCGAATACTGTTCGTGGATCGGACCATCCGAACGAGTATCTTTCTCTAGCCTTATAACGCACATTGCCAGTGTCAAAATCAGCTTCCATAGAAGTTCTGATTGGCGAACGGTCAAACATTTTGAATCCGTTCGGACAATCAGTCTTTATGAACCATGCGTCGGTGTCTGTCAGATAATGATTTACTGTATATCCTTCTGGGACCATGCCCATATTCTTAACAGCATTAATATCATTGTCCGCTGTAGCCACACGACCTGGTGTTTCCAACAATCTGTCGGCAGTGAACTGTAGTTCTTTAGGAATAATTAGTTTCATTCCTTGAAGAGCTACTTTCAAACCACGCTCGTCAGTAAAAGCTGCAATGTCAATTAGTGCTTGTTCCAATGAAGTTTCATTCAGATCAGCTGCCGTAGAAAGCTCATTACGCAGATTAGCACCACCCACAGTTGGATGGTCTGTCGCGCAAAGTTCTTTCGTGTCGCCGCCTGGATAACTTGAATTGAAAGCTCTATTTAACACAGAAGCCGACTTGACTTGCTTGGTATTCGCCATACTACGAGCTAGCGCGCGAGTATATCTTGCTGACAGTCTGTCATACAAGTTATCTTCTACTGCTTCCTCGGTAATTGAAAACGCCAATGCAATCGTTTCGTGAGTGTATCTTGATGTAAACGCTTCTTGCGCTTGATCAAAAGCCACTCCTGCTCCTTCTGACTTAACGGGTGCGGTATCGAAACCTGTCAACATTACTTCTTCTTCAAAAGCACGATCACTTGACTCCATATCATAAATTTCTTCATGTTCTTTGTCATATCTATCGTACTCAAGTCCAAATAATGCGTTCAGGCCTGGAAGCAATTCTTTAACCAATTGTGCTCTACTAATTGCCATTTAAATTACTCCTAAGTTCCTGCAACAGGACCTCTATAAGCGTGCTCGTTGATTATTACAACCAAATTTGCATTATTCGCTGTGAGATCACCATTAATGTCATCTTGAACAACCCCAACGATTTTAAGCTGAAGCCCTTGCGTTGTGTTTATTGTGCTAGAGTCGAGTTCGCGTGTCGCAACACCTGTTGTCGTACTACCGCCAATACCGTCAGTATCAGCATTTCTGCCTATACATGTGACGGCTGAAGCACCATCCGCTTGAACAACAAACATTTGATTTGGGTCGTCATAGATATATGCTTCTATGGCTCCACTTCCAAGTGCCGTTGTATCAGCTGGATAGTAATTCTTAAAGGTAGGCGTTCCGTCAGAAGCAACATAGTAACAGTGTGAAAACACACCAACAATATTGGCAGAACTAGCTGCCGCTCTTTCAATATAACCACCGTTAAATATGGTAATGTCACCTTGAAAGATGTTTGTATCGTATCCAGAGGGATTAATACTGTACTTGTTTGCTTCTTGAACAGCGGAACCGACATTAAGACCTTTATAAGGTCTTAAACCAAAGGCTTTGTCTACATTTGCCATTTAAACTTTCCTCTATTTCAAGAATTAATATTAAGAACCCCTAGTTCGATGAACTCTGAGTTCCGCCAATTGTTACGCGAGATTGTCTATTAGGTCTATTAATAGACATGCTGGAGTGCGTTCCGTCTTTCATCAAATCGTTGTCTACAGCATCCATTTGCCCTTGTTCCTTTGCAGTGAAAAAGGCGCTTCTTTCCTGTACAGTTTCGATTGGAATCCGACATAAAATCAATCCTCCAACTCCGATTACTCCTTGAAATTTTCCTTCATCCAATACGGGTGAATCAAAATCAGGATATTCGTCTGCTCTCACAGGCTCCCATCCTTCTCGAAGTCTGGCCATAACATTCTTTTGATCGTCATTGCCTCTAACTTCCATTCTTACCCAACGGTGAACGTATCCTTCAGGAGGATTCGGTGCATCCAAAGCGGATGGTGGGGCCCAAGGTTTTCTCGCTGCTTTTTTCTCACGAGTCTGGGCTTCGCGTGGTTCGCGACTTTCGTCGACTTTATTATTTTTTTGCATTGTTGTCTCCACGTTATTCAACATATTTCGCGTATTCATCTAAAGGCACACCCAATTTCTTAGCTATTGCTACCTGTGAAGGTGTGAGTCTCACGGTTTTGCGTCCAATCTTAGCGCTGCGTTTTGCAGGAGCTACTGCTTGAACGGGTCGGTTTGTTTGATTTGCTGCCGCATCAAAACGATGTGGAAACTCATCTCGAATCCGTTTATCTATCTCACTATAGTACTCATTGCTTGCTGCGTCAAACCCTTCGTTGAGAAGATCTTGGTGAATTACAAAAGAAGTCATGGTCATGGCTCTGTCTTCGCCGAACCAAGAGTTGTCTTCTGCCCAAGCTTCTGCTTTAGGATCAGGAGGCGCAGGACGAGATTGCTGTTCTTGTGGATAGTCCTGTGAAAACTGTTGTGGTGCAACCACTTGTTGTTCTTGAACTGCTCTACTTTGATTGAGTGCCTGTACGCGTTGGGCCTCTACTGCAAGAGCAGCTAGTTTTTGTTGTGCTTCAACTTGTTTATCTGTGTTTTGTTCTTCGTTTGCTGATTTTAATAAATTTTTTGTGGCTTCGGTTTCAGCTGTGATTCGATTAGCTTCTGAAACAATATAATTGCTGTCTATGTTCTGCTTTTGTTGTTTTAGTGTTGAGTTTTCTTTATATACGTTTTGCGCATATTGAGTTGCTGCTTTTTCTCTTCGTTCTGCTTCGCGCAATTTTCCTGTTAGTTTGTCAATTCGTTTTTTTACGTTCTTGCTATATTCTTCGTGCTCGTCTTTTTCTTCTACAGCCTCTACTGTTTCTTCTGGTTTGTTCTCCAAAATTGGTTTTGAAGGCGTTACGGCCTCAAAAGAAGGAACGGCGTCTTCTGAAAGTTCTACGTCTACTTCGGGGCCTGTATCATCAATTGGTACAAGCTCTTCAGCTGCATTTAAGTTTAGTTTATGTTTTGGCATGGGTCTTTCCTCATGTTAAAGTTGATGCAGAATTGCTTCTGGGTCTGCTACTCTTGCAATGATTTCATCATCGTTGAGTATTTTTATTTCACCGCCCTCAATTTGAAAACGAGAACCGGCGTATCGTCCAAACAATACCCAATCTCCTTCTTCGCACCAAGGTCCAGTAGAAAATCTTTCTCCGTTATAGGCCAAAGGACCTATTTTTAGGACATAGCCTAGAACGGTGTTTATTTGCTGTCTTCCAAGTGTTTCGTCTGTTAGCTCAATTCCTCCTTTTGTGGTTCTTTTCCCTCTGTAAGGAAGAACCATTATTCGCCACCCTGTTGGTTCAGGAAGCTGCTCCAATAATGTGTTTTCTATTTTTTCGGGGTTTAGAGTTGTGCCTTCATCATAGGCTTTTTCCAAAGGAGTTTTGTTTTCCTCTTCTTCTGCCCACTTTTTTTCTAACGCTGTATTAGTCATTTTCTATGTCCTGATTTTTTAGAATGGTTCTAATTTCTTCGCGAATGAAGTTGAGCGCTTCGATGTGACCAACAAGGTTTTGATAATGAGACCAGTCTTTTGTTTCACCATTGGTCATCATTTCTTGTATTTGCTGTTCTTTTCTTCCTATTGCGCGCGTTACAGCCGTCGCGAAATCTAAAATATCTATATTTTTCTCCTCAACCTCTCATATACAGGGTTGTGTATTCCATAGCCGCCTGGAACCGGAATAGTTGTTATTCCTCCCATGTCTGGAACGCCTGACGGTCCGTATGGGTCCGATTGGTATTGACCACTTAAATAAGGATTGTATCCTGTTCTATCTCCATAAACCATATATTGTTTAGATAGTTCCGCTTCTTGAGCGGCTTGTTGTTGAGCCGCCTGTTGTTGAGCCGCCTGTTGTTCAGTCTGTTGTCCTTGTAACTGGGCCACTAGCTCTTTTAGTTTATCTACCTCCGAAGGCGCTTCTTGGAGAGCGGTAATTTGTTCTTGAAGCCCTGTTGGATCAAACATTTCTCTGCTTTCTAGCGAGCCGAGTCTTTCTTGAAGGCCTGTTGGATCAAACATTTCTCTGCTTTCTAGCGCGCCGATTCTTTTTTGAAACCCTGTTGGATCAAACATTTCTCTGCCTCCCCAAATAGGCACACCTAAATCGTCTACTGCATTTGACAGATTGATCCCAGGCCCTTCAACAGAGTGCATCTCTGGCACATCTTTTACAGGAGGGCCCATTGGTATGCCCACAGGTTCCGGTATTGGTGTTGTTGGTGGTTGAACTTCAGGTACATCCACAGTATCGCTCCATCCTCCTGGAGGCGGAGTCTCTTCTAGTGGAGGAGTAGGCGGCATAAAATCTTCTACCCAATCTTCTTGTGGAGGAGTTACAGGAATGTCCCAGCCCATATTGTCTACGGCGGTTTGTACCTCTGGAGGAGGTTGTCCTAAATTTGGATCAAAAGGTCTATCGCTTGGTCCAATAGGTGCTTTTGGTGGTTTTATCGGATCAAATAATGGATCTCCTGGGCCAGAAGGTGGTCTTGGAGGTCTTCCATCTACTCTTCCTGGCATAGGTGGAGGTTGTCCTAAATTTGGATCAAAAGGTGGGGGACCAACAGGTTCTGGTATTCTTACTGGGCCTTGTCCAGGAAACTTTGGTTGCGCTCCTGGAAAAAAAGGTTCCTCTTGCACAGCCGGAGGAGTTATCATTTCTGGTTGCATAGTCGGAGGACCGCCTGGAAGTTTGTCCACGGCTTCTTGTACTGGATCACGGGTAGTAGGAATAGACGGAGGTAACGAAGGTATTACTTCTGGGGGAAGAGTCGGTATTACTTCTTGTGCTACTTCTGGAGGTAACGAAGGTACTACTTCTTTTACTACTTCTGGTTGAAGCTCCGGCATTACTTCTTTTATTGTTCCAGTACCACAAAAAGGCAACACCTCTTTTATTGTTTGAGGAGGTAAAGAAGGTATTACCTCTTTTATTGTTTCTGGTGGAATTTTAGGGGTTACTTCTTTTATTGTTCCAGTACCACAAAGAGGCAACACCTCTTTTATTGTTTTAGGGGGTAACGAAGGTATTACCTCTTTTATTACTTGTGGTGGAATTTTAGGAACTGCCTGTTTTATTTGTTCAGGAGCTAACGAAGGAAGAATCTGTTTTACTTTTTCTACTACTTCAGGAATATTTGCTGGTCCTATTTGTCCATCTGGACCAACTGGAACTCCGGGAGCAGCAGAAGGCAAAGGAGAAACATAAGGAGTACCATCAGGGTTTAACCCCATAGGTGTCGGAACAGGTCTATCGCTTGGACCTAGCATAGGAGGACGCATTACCGGTCTTGGTTTCCTTTCAGGAAGCATAGACATAATACCTGGACCTGGCCTCTTCTTTATAACGGGTCTTCTAGCCATCTTTCTTGTTCTCTTTCTTATCTTTAGCTATGCGTTCTCTTTCTACACTGGCTTTAAGTGCGGCCATGTCTTCCTGAGAGCCGATCTTTTCTTCTTCCATTTTCATCTTCAGAACCGCTATGTCTTCTTGAGATTTTAGCTTTTCTTCTTCTGATTGGTCCTTCTGTTTAAGTTTTGCTTTGTCTAAAGCAAGCTTCTTCTCGGCGATTTCTTTATCGTCTTGGTTTTCTTGCTCTCTGATCTGCAACTCTTGTGCTTTCAATTGTACCACTCCATCATCAGGGGGTGTCAAGATCTCTTCAAGAGCAGGCATTATTGTTTCCATTAACTGTAGCTCGATCTGTGCCTTGAGCGCTTCTTTTTCTGGGTTAGGTGGAGGAGGTTGTTGTCCAGGTGGCACTGGTCCGCCTTCTTGCATTTGCGGAGGCATCATGCCATTTGCTCCTGGTGGCATAGCTTGTTGTTCCGGCATTTGTTGGTCGGCAATCTTTTGCGCTTCCAGTGATATGTGCTGGAAGATGTGTGAAACCAAAGACGGAACCGTTGCCGGATTCATCATGGCCACAGGACTTTCTAATAGGGTTAGGTGCGCCTCAATATGCGTCATATGTTCCTGTTCAGGAAACGCAGTAGCCGGGGCACCCATTAATGCTGCACCATTTTCTTGCGCCGGGTCCACAGGAGCGGGAGGTGGTGGATCGGGCATTAATAATGCGTCAATGTTTTCTGAGCCTAACGCTTCGTACATTCGGCGATAGGATTCTTTAATATTATGTATTTCTGGATTGCTTTGTACCAATTGCAGCTCTTGTTGTGCGAGCGAAATTCTTTGGCTCATTGAGAAGAAGTTTGGATCAGAAACTGGAATGACATCAACGCGACCATCAAAGTCTTGTTGTTTAATCATTTGATCCCCACCAGCTACTTGATACGGATACTCTGGTGGTAAAAACTCTGCGAACAACCTAGAGAGTATTCTAAATTCTGTTTTTTGTGCATAGTGTAATCGCTTATGGACCGCCGACATAACTCTTGTGCCTTGTTCCAAAAGTGCCATGGTGGTACCAACAGGGAGCTCTTGGTTGCCTTCGCCAATTTGTAAATTAGCAAGGGAAGCAAATCTTTGTCCCGCTTCAACACAAGACCCCATCAAAGCAAGTAGGGTTTGTGAGGGTTCTTTATACGGCAAAGGTATTAAAGAATCTCGAAGGGCTCCGCCTGGTGCGTCAACATCTCTAAACTCCCCTGGCTCTAATGGAGTTTCGTCGTCCCTGATTCTTAGTCCTCTGGCTTTAAAACCAGCGGGAAGGTTAGCGAGCGTTCCAGCATCAATAAGTTGTCTTAGTGCTCCGGTTGCGGTTCTTGATAAACCACCGATCATGTGAATTAAGCCGAACCCGTAGAAACCCAGTCCTGGGAGAAATTTATAATGAACGAAGTATTGAATTTTTGTTTTCAGTGGATCGTTCGGATTGTAGTTTCTACGGATCGCTAATACCTGATTTGAAGTTCTATCAACGGTGATTATATAAGGGAGATGAAAACCATCCGAGTCTTCAAAACCAGGTATGTCCATGGACACATGAAACTCTAAGAGCTCATACATCATTTCATTGGCGCTTGTAGTCAGTCCTTCAAGCTCGTTTACTTTGTCTTTTGGTTTGCCAGTAATGTTTGTTTCACTAGGTTCTAATGGAATGTCTCGATAGAAACCAGCCACTTGTTGTGTACGCACTTCGTTGTACGTCATTTTTACAACATGTGTCACTCTTTCGCAGGTTTCAATGTCACTGGCTGTGTAGGGAACGACTAAATCTTCAGTGGGTACAAAAGTGCTTACAGCTCGTTGTTTGCTTGGATCAAAATAGACTTTCTTAAAAGCAGAGCCTGCTAGGGGCAAATAAAACAGTAATTGGTCCATTTCAGGGGTGTATTCCTGCATTATTGAGGTAATTTGGTAGTTCATAAACTCTTGCACGCGTTGTGCTTGAGCCTCACTATCTGGGTTTTCAAGACCCATTATTCTGGTTTTTACCGGTCCTTTTGCTGGAAGCAGCTCTTTAAAGGCTTGAGCTTGGAATTGAGTAACTGATTCTGCAAGGAGGGGGTGGGTAACACCACTTGCTCCGGGAAACGGACGTTCTCGGTCTTCGTATTTGAAACCAAGTAGGTCAAGTCCTTCAACATAGGTTTGTTCCCATTCTTGACGACTGGCGTGGTCTTCTTCAAAATCGCCCATTAAGTCGCTGGCTATTAGACCAAGCTCTGAATCATCTATGTAATCTGCTAAGTTGGCGTCAAATGGAATGTCTTGCATGTCCATTTCTTCTGGACCAAAGTTTATTTCTGCTGAACCGTCTTCTATAAAAGAAACCGCAGCACCAGTGTCCATGGTCCCTGGTTCTTCGATCTCTACCGTTTGTCCGTCCTCGACGTCTAAATCGATTAGATCAGAAATTCGATCTATGTTCGTCGGCTTGTTTCCGCCAATCATTGCCATTAGTCTACCCTCATTTGTGGATCAGCTTGGCCCCAGGACCTAGGAAGAGGCTGTAGCCAATCCATTAGAAACCCACCTGTTTTCTCTCCAAAACTAGGTTCTTCTGGCATCATAGTTGTCTCTGCCATTTTTGCAAGGGCTGGTGCTAACGCAGCTCCAAGGACGTATGGCTTATCAGAAAGACCTCGTGAGTAGTCGGTTTCTTTCGCTAGTTCAATTATATCTTTTATTTCTCGGTTTATCTGGTTAGCCGTTTGATCGTAGAATCTTTTTTGTTTCATGTCTCCTCCCAAGCTTTTCTTTTGAGCTTTACGAAGACTCATAATCGTGTTTTGAGCATAAGTTAGTGCCGCCATGTCTTTAATGTGGGGATTTGCAGCTTTAATGATTTTTGCAAGAAGGTGTATGCTTTTCTGGTCCTCGCCTTTGTGCAAATGCTGGTAAATCCACTCATAGTTTCTGGTGGAATCCCCTTGTATTTTCGGGGGTCCAGCATAGGGCGCCCGCCCATGTTTTTTCAACTGCTGGAGCTTTTCTATTGCCAGCATCGTAGGGTCTTCTGTTCTATTAAACAAAGACGCTATGCCTTTTGCTGCTTTAACCGGGTTAGGCATTAGTTAGTCCCCAAACATTCGGTTGAAAAGCAATAAGTCCGCTATTGAGCCTTCTTCAAGTCCGGGTTCTGGGTCAGGTTCGGTATAATCGAAACCAAACATTCTCATATTATCCGTCGGATCAAAAGGGTTTGGCGCGGGCCATGACGTATCGTCCGATATTTGACTGTTTCTTTCAAAAAGCGTTGCTCCTGGAGTAATATCCCGGAGTAAGTTTCCTACTCCCCCTTCAAAAGGGCCACGCCGCTTCATCATTCTCGGCTCTCCAAAAAGATCTCCTGCTGGAGTCATTCCTAAATCAACGTCTAATTTTGTAGGAAGTTTTACTGATTTTAGCATTTCTGCAATCGCTTCTTTGTTGTCGGCTATGCCATAGCCTGCTCCTGCACCAAGTCCGATTTTCAAAATATCTTTGGCGAGTTCGCTTGGCTTTGCTTTAGCAAGTTGAGCGGGAGGAAGCCTGTGAAGTCGGGACTGAATTTCTGTGAGGAGGAGTCCTTTTTTAGTTGTTGGAAGATCCATCTTAGACACAGATCTTCGGATCATGTCCATAGTTTCGTCTCCGACTTTCATGGCTCGCATAACCTGTGCGGAAGTTGCGTTCCTCATTTGGGTTCCAGGGCTCAGTGTCTTCATGGCTTTCATAAACTCATCGGGCGGGCGTGTGCCATATTTATGGGCCATTCTCATTCTAATAACAGGATCTGCCTCTGCTTCTCGTAATTCCCTTTCCGCTATTTCTTTCGGGGTCAGTCGACGGTTGGGCTTGGGCTTGGGTTTCATTCTCTTCATCAAAGACCCAATGCCTTTGGTAAGTAGGCTTCTAATAGCCATTAATATACTCCGGTAAAGTTGGTGCCTCTTTCTGCGATGCCTCCGCCTCTTGATTTACCTTTGCCTGCTCCGGGTTTTGGCCCTTTGCTGGTTTTCATTTTTTTGGTTTTTGCATAAGGAGCAAATCCTTGGTCCTTGATGACTTCGCCTTTTTTAGCTTTCACTGTTTTCTCCTAGTAATATTCTTTGATTCTGCGAGGAGTGTTCTCCTGCATATCATAATCTGATTCTAACCCAATAAAGCCTCCCTGTCGATAACGCAACAGAGCCTGTGTGGTTGAGTCTACCAGATCATCATGTTCGCCGAAAGGAAATGCCGCACATTCTTCGACTAATTCTTCTGCCCAACGGGTTTCTGGCACATAAACCATGCCTGCTTCCAAAATCGGCGCAACCGTGTTCACTCTTGCAATTTTATCTTGCCCTTTACCAGGGGAATAATTTACTACTGGAATCCCCGCTTGTCGTAGTTCATCGGTTAGTGGCATTCCAGAGGCTTTGGCTTCAATGATAATGGTGTCAGGATCCCAATATTTGTACTGCTCAACGGCTTCTCTTTTGAGCTCAGGAAAATCCCACCGCCCTTTTTTAACGTCGAGCAGCAACAGTGCCGGTCGCGAAGACCCTTCGTCAGGTTGAAACACACACCAAGTGGTAATAGCAGAAAAGTCAGCGGTTTCTTTTTTGGAAAACGCCGTATCGTAGCTTTGAATGACAAAGTGCATTTCTGGCACCTCTTTTTTAGTCCATTTTTTCCACCACTGACGTTTTAGTATCGCCCCTTCTTCCGATGTCGGGTTTTGCATCCATTGGGCTTCCCATTTGGATACGGGAAGTGACGCTTTTACCCCTTCCAATTCTTCAATTTTCCAGTATCCGGGCCATAAGGCTTTGCCGGATTCGGGGAAAATAGCCGGAAATTCTACGACCTCCCACTGATCAGCGTGTTCTTCGACCTGTTTGCTCAGCAGTCTCCCGGTTAAATCTTTAGTGCTCCATCTTGTCATCACAATAACAATGGCACCGCCTGGTTGTAGTCGTTGTCGTGGGCCTGAAGAATAGTATTCCCAAGCATTGTCCAGGGCTGTTGGTGAAAGTGCATCTTGTTCACTGTGAATGTCATCGAGCACTAGCAAATCGGCCCCCCGACCGGTGACAGCTCCGCCAATACCCGAATAAAACGCTTCGCCACCGCCATTGGTTTCCCAACGCCCAGCAGATTTTGAATCCGCTTTTAGCGCCACGCCTGGGAAAACGGCTTGGTATTCTTCTGCGTCAATAATATCTCTGACGCGTCTACCGAAACGAAAGGCAAGTTCAGCTGTGTGAGTAATCTGCATGACTTTGAGTTTTGGATTTTTGCCAAGAACCCAGGAGGGGAAATAAGTGCTGGCAAATTCAGACTTCGTGTGTCTGGGTGGCATATTAACAATAAGCCGTTTCAGCTCGCCGCGTGCGACTCGTTCGAGCTTCTCAGCAAATATTTGGTGGTGTCGACCTTCAATAAAGTCTGGCCACATGTGTCTAACATACGTCAGAAAGCTTTCTGCGCCATTGCGTTGGAGTTGTTTAGCGTTTAACGCCTCAGTTAGTTCAATTAATTGCTTAGTCGCATCAGGGTATTGCTCTGCTAAACGTTCCAAGTCAATGTCTACATTATACGTCGATTTAGTTCCTTTTGGCATTTATTAATGTGCTTCTTTTTAGCATTAGGGTTGTTTATATAGTCTATTAGGTCCTTGGTCGAGGTACCTTTCATCCAATAATAACGGACCAAGGTCTTGCCGGTCCTACGGTTAAAGAGCTTTTCTGTCGGTTTAAATTTAATCGGCATTTTCTTTATTGTGCGTGATGTTTTTGCACCACCAGTAAAATTCACTTTCTCCCAAGGTATGTTTCATTGTATTCACTCTTTGTGTCACCAACTGAACGTTACCTATTATATAGCCTTTATTCGGGTCTTTTCTATCAATACTCACATTAAAGTCCTGTTTGCCTTCGCCACCGTGCCACGTCATAAAGACACCCGATAATGCACATTTTCCATTTTGTTTTCGCCAAATATTTTTAATATTATCCATATCGAGTTCCCATTCCATGTCTTTCCGCGCATTTTTGAGTTTTGAAAAAACCACAGCAAGATAGGATTCCGGGCTATGATTCCTTGCCGCGTTTCTTTGAAAGGAGGTACAGCGTCTACAAACGTTTCGCTTGCCAGTGTATTCTTCTTGGAGAAGTTCTCTTTGGCAGGTGACGCAAGTTTTTTTCATATAAAAAATTTTTCCTTCGACCAGGGACTCCTAGACCCTTTTTGTTATATAAAAGGGATCAAAAAATGTCAAATTTTCTGAATATTCTGTACCCGTCTGTTTTCTTCTCTTTAGAAGATAGTAGACAAGCTAGCAATAGGGGGGGATGGCCTATGGCATCATCTCACTTCGTTCGATTCATCCCCCCCTATTGCTAGCTTGTCTGGGCGACCGACCTGAGTAGCAAGCAAGTTTGTAAGTTTGTTCTTTTATAGATAGAAAAGACAAGCAAGTGCTTGCTTGTCTTTGGGCGACCGATTTAAGTAGCGAGCGCCTGATCTGAATAGTCAGGCGCTCTGGGCTAGGTTAATGTGTTCTCCATACTCTAACAACACCTGAGCCAATGCTTCTTGAAGTACATTTCATTCCATGCTTTATAAAAGCGCTTCGAACATTTGCCTTTGCTGAATAATACCCATTAATCTGTGCTACTAATTGATCTGGAAGTATGAAAGAATCGCCAATTTCTAATTGAACAATTACTTCTTCCATCTCTTTCCTAACTGGCGACATTGGCACTCCCCAATGTGCTCTTTCAGTTATAGGAATGTTTTTGTTTATAACTATAGTCATTGTGTTCCCCCGATATGATTAAGTTGAGTGTTAGTTACCCCATCTCCAAGAATTTGCTTGATGTCCCGAAGTTTCATTGCTGAGTCGGGTGCAGTCCCTTGTTGTTGGTCTACCAACAGTTTGATTAACCCCATGACCAACTCCACATCTTGTGATGAGATATTAGCCGTAAGAGCCATGACTGGTATGTCATTGTTTTCTATTATATTTGGCATATTGCCTCCTTTGTTATAGGTACTCTTTATTGAGTACATATATGATAGTACTAAATAGTTCTAAATATGTCAAGTACTATCTTATATATATCCTTTAATAATACAGCTTGACATATGGGATAACTCAAGTAGAATTGTATACATAATCAATAAACAAAGGAGGATATGATTATGAGCAACGTACACAACACAGCACAGGAAGAACACATCATTGATGAGGTCTACAATGACAACAGTCAAGAGATGCAGTTAATGATTACTGGCGTAATGCTTAGCTTTAGATTAGACAGAGATATGGCTTTAATGAAGATAGCAGAGATGCGTATACAAGAATGGAGGGAATCACATGACTAACATAATTCACGCCATTGAGGCATTAGCAATTCTTTGCACCATCTTCATGCCATTTATAATCTACAGAGTATGGAGGACAACAGATCAGATTCTATTTGTTCTGTTTGCTAGTCTTTATACTGTCGTCTGTGGGTTTGTTTCAGTCATGGCAATCTATGGTTTTGTAACTTACCTTTAAAAGTTGCCTCCGATCCCCCGTCAGAAATGGCGGGGGATTTTTTATTGCCCCTTGACTTTTGCCTCCAGCGCAGGCCTACACTTTCTTTTAGATAGAAAAGACAAGCAAGCGCGATGCTTTGCCTAGCCATCGCTTCGCTTTGGCCCGGCATTGCTTGTCTTTCCCCCGCCGAAAAGACAAGCAAGCAACTTCCTCCCTGGGCAGCAGGCCGTAGTTCTTTTAGATAGAAAAGACAAGCGAGCAGTGGCCTGAAACGCCTCGTCGCTTGTCTTTTCCCGCCCGAAAAAACAAGCGAGCGGTTGCACTATGTATGGGATATATGGTATACTGTTCAGGTATTCATAAACAAGGAGATGAAAATGAAACAAATGAACGAAGAAAAGCTGTTTGAAATAACAGAAGAAGCCGTTGGTAAAATGATAGAGAATCTTCAAGATTCTTTTAAGAAAGAACACAAAACTGTCAATGGTTTCCACATGGTTGAATTTTTAACCAAACACTTTATTGGCTACGCTTTGCATGTTTTTGCAGACGACCATGAAGAAAGGCAGATGGTATTAGCGACAATTGCTGAAGCAGTTGCTCATGCAATGGCGAACGCATTAGACGATATTACCGACGCAGAGGCAAAACAAATTAAACACTAGCCTCCTTGTTATTATAGTGTTGGAAGGGCCACCGAAAGGTGGCCTTTTTTATTACCTATTGCTACATTCCACTCCCCTGCGGTACGCAGCTCTTTTAGATAGAAAAGACAAGCAAGCATTAATGCTGTTGTGATGGGTTGTATCACAACAATGCTTGCTTGTCTTTGGGCGACCGACGGAACAAACTAGCTTGCATTTGTATGGGATTTTTCGTATAATAATAGAGTGGCTTAGCGTGCTATGTGTGTCTAGTAGATAGGGCGCGATTAATTGGGGCAATGAAAACACACTACAACCCCAACCTCACAATTTAATAATAAGGAGTACGATATGGGAATGGACGTATATGGATTGAATCCAACAACAACTGCACCAGCTAGACCTGAACATGATGACTTTGATTCTGAGGATTGGAAAGCCTACTTTGATGGGCAATCTTTATCTGGTCAATACTTTAGGAACAATGTTTGGTGGTGGCGACCGCTTTGGGATTATGTTGCCAACCTTTGTTCTGAGGTTATCACCGAAGAAGATTTTGACGCAGGACACCACAACTCTGGGCATGTCATTGACAAAGAACAGTGCGAGTATATCGCTGAACGATTAGCGCACGAACTTTTGAACGGTGGCGCTGAGCAATATAAGAAAGACTATGAAAAAGCTCTTTCCGAATTGCCTTTAGAAGAATGTACACTTTGCAACGGCACTGGACAAAGAGATGATGAGTATGTCCAAGGCGAGTGCAACGGGTGTGATGGTAAAGGAGAACGCAAGAACTTCGATACTAGCTATCCGTTTGACGTGGACAATGTTCGAGAGTTTCACAGCTTTGTCAAGAACTGTGGAGGGTTTGAAATCTGCTAAGGCTTGAAGTGAGCAGGTGGTTCTGGATCTCGTTAAAGCTATAGCTTCCACCTAGCCACTTCTACCAAGAACCCCCGACAGAAATGTCGGGGGTTTTTTTGTGCCTGATCCAAAACCTGCCGGCAGCTCCTCATCTGGGCAGGTTTCTTTAGATAGAAAAGACAAGCAAGCAAGTCTTTTCTGCCCCGCCGATCGGAGAAGCAGGCAGCTCCAGGGCATCCATATTTTCTTTTAGATAGAAAAGACAAGCAAGCCCACCTGGCAATGCCGTGGGCCCATTGTCTTTTCTCCCCCCGAAAAAACAAGCAAGCCCAGTGATGAGCTGCCTCCCAGGGGGCCCAGCTCTTTTAGATAGAAAAGACAAGCAAGCAGGCCCGATGCGCCTCTTCATTGTCTTTTCGCCGACCGGAAAAACAAGCGAGTCCTGCTTCCCTGGGGCCGCTGCGCAGTGTTTTTCCTCAGAAAAGACAAGCAAGCAGTTGTCCACAGGATATCCACAGGTTATTCAATGACCTTGGTCCAAGCTTCTTCAAACTCGGACCAAGAACCCTGGTCAAAGGACAAAAGAGCAGGTGTTTTTAGTCCCTGGACGACCAACGACTCTATTTGATCAGCCGAAAAGAGATACAAGCCATATTTTCTAGGGTACTTCTTCGAGAGACCCTGGACTAAGATAAAAGCCGGGGCGTTTTCTCTGAGCTTGTGGTACGCAATTTGATGAGGGGAGAAGGAAACTTTATTACTTTCGGTTACTTTGAGCTCAGCTGTGAAGTAAACACCCCCTGGAGACACGCCTAAAACATCAGGAATGCCCTGGTTTGTCCATGATTCTATACGAATGAGCTCGAACGACTTTAGATTCGCTCTAACTTTTTTCCAAAACAAAGATTCTTTTTTCGCCACAGTAAGGAAAGTATACCAGAGTAGTTGAATATATACGATAGATAGTATATAATTATGGGACAATATTAACAAAATATAAGGGAGTTTAATATGAAATATAATATTGATAATTTAAATGGAGAAATGCTGGGCCGTGCCTGTGCTTTCGCCGCAAAAGGAGATGTACGATTCTATTTAAATAGTGTCTACATTGAAAAAAGACCTGCTGGTGGTGTCTACGTTGTTGCCACCAACGGACATTATCTTTGTGTTTATGAAGATAAAGAAGCGTTGCCTGAAGAAGGGTTTGAAGAGGTTATTTTGGACGTCTATCAACCCAACTCAAAAAAACTGCTTCCTGTTTTCACACAAATGAAAAAAACGGATTCAGAAAGAGTTGACTTGTTAAACCTAGATGACTCTGAAAATCAGGTACACATAGTCAGAACCGTTGATGAAGAAACTGTGACTGATAGAGTATATGTCCAAAACGGACACTACCCAGATTGGCAGCGTGTAATCGACTCTAATCTTAATCTAAACACACCAACTGGTTTTAACACACGATACTTAGCTAAGCTTAAAGACTTCATACTTAAAGGGGAGAACAAAAAATTCCCTATTGTGACGCTTGTTGCTGGCAGTAGCGAAGGCTCTAACATCTGGCAATCGGAACACGGTATTGTGATTATTATGCCTACAAGAGTTGTTGGAGAGTTTAAAATTAATGAGCTTGTTAAACCAGAAACCGTTGAGTTGGAAGAGGTGGCCCAATGAGTAACGGTGCAAAAGTTAAATGGAGAACGGACGGAAAACATCTGGTTTATCTTGGTTGGGGCAGGGGCAACGTCTCTTTTGAAATGGACGAAGAAACAGGGGAACCTAAAAACTGGGAAAACCTCAACCCAAGTCCCGACCCCAATGTAAACGACCTACTCATCAGTAGAGCACAGGCTATTTTTAGGAAAGATCAAAATGCTGGCTGAAGAAATAAGAGAAAAGCTTACCAAAGAATTGGCTTCTTCCTTAAATAAAATGCGCTGTGCAAAAACAGAATCGTTACAGCACGGCGAATACATTGGACAGGTCTCTGCTTATACAGAATTGTTGCTTTGGTTAAAAAGACAAAGTATATTAAAAAACGGTAAAAAGTAGATATGTTTGAACGACACGAAAATAATTTCTTCATTGTACACAAGGGAGAGAAACACAAACTAAAAGTTGGCGATCTTTTAAACGTACCCTGGGGAAAGACGAGTAAACAGCTGGCCTGTATAATAAAAATAACTGAAGCAGGGCTCCACATAAAGAAATACAAAGCCAGCAGTAGAAACTGGTCGAAAGTACCTGTTGTCTTATCAAAAGAACACCAAGAAAAAACAGAGTTTAGTCCTGGGCAGTTTGCTAACAGAGGTCTTTTAGTTAATAAATACAACTTGGGAGCTTTAATATTGGAGAAAAAGAATGACTAAAGTCTGGAGGAAAAAGGAGTGGGAAGAAATGGAAAAAGAATTAGAGTCTGATCCCGATTTCCATTGGTTTATAAAAGACATGTACACAGAAAACACACTAGAAAGACAACTGGATGGTCGTACTCCTTTTTTGAACATGTTTGAATACTACAGAACCTATCCAGGTTGGTTAAAAGAGGTTTATAAGAAAAAACGTGGCTGAGATTTACGACACTTTTGGGAAAAAACACGCCATGCCAGATAAAAAACCCGACAAAATTAACCCTCCTTACTATCGAAAAACCATAGAAGTTACCGACTTCATTATAGCTTATGCTTTAGACTTTCTTGAGGGTAATATTGTAAAATATATTGCTAGATACAAGGATAAGCACAAGAATGGCTTAGAAGATTTATATAAATGCAGATGGTATCTGGATAAATTAATTGAAGAAAAAGAGCGGGAGCGAAACAATGGTTAAAGAAACACACAAACTTATTCAAGACAATAAGACTAGAGAATATAAACTTGTTAGTAAAAGCGGGAAGACCATAGAGCTTGGAACAGGTAATTTAAGACAGGCAAAGAAGCGGTCTCTTATATTTCTACAAAACGAGAGGAAAAACAATGCTTAGACTACGAACATATTTAGAAGTGGACCAGGCTAATAATTTAATTGATGCCATCAACCAAAACCAACTACACGACTTGCTGCCTTTTCTTAGAATCGGTCTAAAAGGGGCAAAGAAAAGCTATCGTTTGTGTATTGATTGTCCGATAGACAGTCATCCAAGAATAGCTAACAAACTAGAAGACACTATGGGCCTAACACTTACTTGGGAAGAATATGACAACGCGACTAAACCAAAAGAAGCTGTTGGAATGACGCCTGAGTTTAAAGAATACGTCGACGAGCTACACAAAAAAACTATTCGGTAAACTGCGCCTCTTCTGCCTCTAGCAAAGGTTTATAGTCTCCTAACAACTTTTGTATTCTCTGTTTAATCTCGATTTCACTTAACGAATCCAGGCTGCCGGTACGAATTTCTTTTCTTTCCACATAAAGACCAGCTGCTCTACCTCTTTGAACCTCGGCTGAAACAGCTGCTGTTAAATTTCCTTTTTCGATAGACATGTCTCTTATATCTGCAAGCTTTTTAACGTGTCTGCCAAAAGTGACTTCATATTTTTTATCCACCTCCCCCTGGAGCTCTCTTACATAGCGAACAACAAGCGGGTATTTTTGTGGGTTTAACAGCTCTGAAGCTCGAACATGAGCGCTCGATTTACCGTACCCAGCAGAAATAGCACACTCGGTTTGGGTTTTTGAGCCGTCGTTATAAACAAACTCTTTCGCAAAACGTATTTGTTTTGGCGTCAAATGTTTCTCATTGCGGCCTGATATGTTTCCTGATTTTCCTTTTGGCATAATTGAATTATATCCTCTACAGTAAGTTTTAGTAAAGCCTTTTTTCACATAACCTACATAACCTGTAACGCACCTCTGTCAGGTTATGTGAAAACCCCTATAAACAAAGGGTTTCGTCCCAAACGCACCTCCGCACCTCTGTTTTTGAAAAATTTTGCGTATTAGCCTTTTGTAAAATCACAGAATCTCAGGTTCAGGGGATGTGAATATTCTCTATATAGGAAAACAAGACCCCTTGATTTTAAAGGGTTTCAGCTATACCATACCCCTGTTTTCACATAACTTTCACATAACTTATACAAATTTTTGAGGTGCGGTGGAGAAACAGCCACTTTACCCTTAGAAATAGACTATTTTTACTTAGAAACAGGAGCAAAACTAATGGAAACAGCCAAAAAACTCTGGAAACTCACTAAAAGTCCCTGGTCCTTGGGCCACCGTCAACTCGACGAAGGGATACATTGGGGTTTTCCTTTAGACCCTACACCCTGGATAAAACATATAAGAGAATACGCCATAGCTTACCTTGCCGGTGTGATATATTTGATCGCCACCGCCTCTTTAATATATACAATTTTTTCCTAAATATGTGTTTACTTTATATTACGGTGGTGTATAATTCTCTCAAGGTCGGTTGATACTCCTTTAAATTCGGATTCGATCCTAGTTCGTTAGCTCTGGTTTTTTGGTCAATCGACGATAAACATAAGGCAAAAAACCTAAGCGATAGGATCACTTTAATAAGCAAAGGAAAGAACATGGACACACAAGACATAGTAGAATTATTTAAGGCCGGACACGCCGGACAAGCAGAATGGGAAGAAGACAGAAACCTAGACTTTATTGCTGAGCGACTACAAAAGCACATAGAAACAACCGTAGCCAGTGAATCATACATAAGTCCCGACAACATCAAAGTCGAGTTTTTAAGCCCGGCCCACAAAGTATTTGAAACCATATCCCAAGCCATAGGCAATTTGGTGTTTACCTCAGACGAGGACTACTTCGTAGCTCTGAGATATTTGGAAAAGCTCGGCAAACGCAAAGGCGCGTACCACCCGGAATACAGAAAAGTATTAACAGCACAGGAAGAAGCTTGGTACCAGGAGTACGGTGCAATTAGTCCTAGGGAGATGTAGTGGGAGAAATAACTCTAGTCTATTTTAACAAAGAAGACGCTGATTTTTTATCACACAGCACTTGCCTGTACTCACCAGAGGACTTTCATTTAGAGCTAGCCAGGGGAGAGCTCCCCAACGGTACCAGCAAACCGGTTATGCACTTCTACGAAGACCAAATTAGCGCGCTCACAGCGTATAAAATTTTTGAAGAGCTTGGTATGGACGCGTGTTTGAGCACGGTAATGCTACAAGACAGCATGGAATGGGTGGTTATTGTAGACGACCCAAAAGAACACTCTAAGTTTCTAAGCAGCTAGTCACAAACTCCACCAGCACAAGTAATATAGCTATCATCAACAAGACGTCCTTGTTCCATCGTCTCTTCTATTTTTCGGTGTAAAGCCTCCCCACGATAACCCTGGTTATACCAATATGAAGCCGCTTTTTCCTTAGATAAATCGTCTTCCGTAGTCCCCATAGTTCAATACTTGATTCGTTGCTTTCTTAACCAGTCCCCCTTTCTGATAACCTTCCCAGCCTCCATATATTACAGCTGTCTCTCGCAGCGGTGCGATCTCTAGCGCAGTAACTCTGGCTCCGCCAGCTACGTTATCTACCTCCTTAATTTCTAAGTCAAACGCTTCCGCAATCTTGTACGCCTCATTAAGAGCCGTTTTGTAAGAAGTGGGAGGAGCTCCACCATACCCGCCATCAGGAATATAGATGTGAGTAATGTCTGGATCGTGTTGCAGAGTCTTGACAATAGCAGCCTGTAATACAGCTTTGGGCCAGTTCGCTTTTAGCGGATAGTCTGGACGTATGTCGGCTGGTCTAACTTGGGATCCATCGAACGTCTTCTTGGCGTCGTTGTATTCCTTATAAGAAGGCGCCTTATTCTCCATAAAAGGCAAAGCAATTTCCGCTAGCCCAGGAACTTCGACTAAAGCTTTTCTAAAAATCTCGGTGTTTTCAGCAACAAAATCGTTCTTTTTATTGGCAGCAACGTTTATAAGAGTGTTTCTGGCCAGAGAAATCGCGTCTTCCATCGTAGCCACAACTTCAGGGTCTTCCATGAACGCTTGGTCCAAAAGCCTCATATCAACAAGCTTCTGTCTCCATCTTGGCGAACCCAGCCAAAATGAACTATCTACCCCCCGTTTTACATCTTGAAGAAACTCCTTTGTTTGATTTTCCGTTAGGTTAAGGCCCATGGACGCTAAAGGCTGTGTTCGCTGGAAAGCCTCCACCGCTATATCAAAAGCCACCGGACCGATCTCGTTTTCAGCAAACCTATCTGCTGCTTGTTGAAAAGCTTTTGCTTCATCCTTGCTTATAATCTCTCGGCGCCGAAACAGCTCAGCTATATCTTCAGGGAAAACAGGGGTTTTTGTTCTAGCCATGTCCTCTTGAAAACGAACGCCGGGAAAAGCAGACTCATAACTCCTTGTTCCCATTGGCTCTTTAGGTAGAAAAGGCTCTAAAATCGTTTTACCCAACAGAGCCTGAGTGACTGCTGTTCGTGAATAGTCCCTTGTTTCGTTGCCTATTACCGCTTTCCAAGCGTTCTCTATTTTCGAGCCCTCTCGGTACTGTTCTTTTTCTTTTTCGGTCATCCCTTCCCGGTCTCTAACATGTGATTGGTATGTTTCGCTGTAATCTGGGTCCTGAGTATGCCCGTGTAGTCTTGATTGTATTTCTGCTAAAACTGCACCTTTGGCGTTTTGGTACTTTTCATCAATGTGCGAAAACATGCCGCCTCTAAACCAAGCAAGCGTACTGGGGTCTGTCCAAGCGTGCATGCGGTCTCCATCATCATAAACAGCGGGATCGGTTTTTTTACGCGCTGCTTTGTGCTCTACCCAGTTTCTCAGCTTCTCTAAAAAGCCCGTGTCTTGGTCCAAGTTTGCTTCATCAAGAGCGATTTGTTCTTTGGTTCTATTGGTAATCTCTGGAGTGTAGATCAGCGGCATTTCTAAGTCTTCTCCCAACCTACGCAAGTTATCGGTTCCCTCCCCTGTAAACTGAGAAAGCATGTGGGAAGTACCGTGCCTAGGCTTATAAGGCTCTAAGGCTCTATCGGACACATCTTTGGGTGGTGTAAGAATGTTAATAGCTGGAGCCAGGTCTAAATACCCTTTCATTTTATTCTCTATCCTTGGTTCCACGACATCAACCCACTCATCAGCAAGGCGTTCATCTGTTCGTGGATCGCCAATGCCCTCATAGCCGTCTGGAAGAATCTCCGATTTCTTGATCTCCTCTTTTTTTATTTTGTTGTATATTTTTCCTAAGTAAGTGTCTGGGTCCAATTGGTGTACATCAGTATCGATCACAAAGTCGGGGTGTTGCCTACTTCCCTCTAGTGGACCAAAAGACCTGGGTATTGCCATAGCCTCGGCCACATTGTTCCTTGCTCCTTTAAGGACTAACTGTTGGCGAACAGCGTCGTCTGGCGTAACAAGCCCTGCGTTGCTAGAAAGCAAGACGGACTTAAAGTTGCTACGGTGGTTGTTATAAACGTCCAAGACTTCTTGTTTAGTAGCAGTGCCAGGTTTATCCTTAGTGCCAGAGTTTATCCTATCCTGCAAAAACTCCGCTACTCCCGATTCAATCGCTTGTCTTGCAATCGCGGCCTTGTGTTTCATTGGGTTAGTTGCCTGAAAATCACCGTGTTGTCTCCCTTCCGTGCTTCCTGGAGTCTTAACATACAGCCAACGCAGCATCTCGGCAGCAGGAATAGGCTGGTTGTTTACAAGTTTTTTTGGGAAATCTACTCTGTGGCTCTCTTTCTCCCACCGTCCTTCTAGGTGCTGAATTAAAGGGCTATAGGACATAAAGGTAGGATCAAGGGGACCTTTTGGAGCGTCTCTCATAAAGCCGATTTGCGGATCGCTATAGACCTGGTGAACAGAGCCTAAAGGAAAGACATTGTACCCCAAAGTAGATCCACCAGCTGTGAGGGGAAAAAGTTCGGGTGTAGTTTGCCAAAGAGCGTCTCCCCCATAGGGAACATTCGTCCCTTCAAAACGACCTGCCTCTAAAGTAGCTGTAAAATCTCCTTGGTAGGCATCAGCTTTATTTTTTGCAAAAGTTTCGACTGTGGGCAAATCAAAAAAATCTAGGCTTTCGAGTTCGAGAGGGCTATAGTCATGGTCGATGCTTTCCATGTCTATAGTGTATTCGGCAGGAGCTCTTTCTAGTTCGTCGATAACATCTCTAAAAAGCCTCTTTTGGTCTTTTTTATTTAAACCGAGCCCCGTGATTACTTCTTTTATAGTCCCCAGCTCTTCGTCCACCTTTTGCATCAAACCATCTTCACCCAAATACTCCTGAACCCTTTCGTCGTTATACTCCGTAGAAAGGATTTTTCGTGTAAACGTATCTACTTCCAAAGGAGACATAGCCTCGGCAAGGTTTGGCACTTTTTCCTGCAACAAAACCTTTTTTTCAGCCTCGCCTTTTCTTATAAGCTCTTGCATCTGTGGGAACCCTTTTTCCCTGGTTTCTTTTTTCTCTGTCAGGGTTTTCTCTGCACTTTTTTTGCTTCTTGCCGCCGTGATACCTAGTTTCTCCGCCCCAGCCTTTACCGCCGCTTTAGCTGTGTCTGTGCCCGCTTGGGTAACTCCGCCTGCGCCAGCGCCCAACAGCATTTCTCCACGCGCTGCTTTGTGTTCTAGCCCCTGTAAATATTGACCTAGACGGGAAAAGTCAGTATAAATTTGGTCTGGATCATAGCGTGATATTAACCCGTCCCTCTGTTCTTGTGTCATATCAGCGCCTTTTACACCTGTACGCACCAGGTCTTTGTAGGGCTTAGTTCCTAATGTACCACCAACTTGTTCCGTGTAAGCTTGTGCCCATTCGGTGCCTCCTTCCGACGCTGCTGCTTTTGCCGCTCTTTTCCCGGCTTGCCCTGCTTTGCCGATGTTATTAAGCACTCCCACATTTCTAATACCAACAGCGTTTAGAGCCCCTGAAAAAGCAGACGCGCCTAGTGCGCCTTTCCAATCGTCCCAAGTGGGTTCTTCCCTATCATTATTTCTGGCTCTTTTATAGGCAATGGGTCCAGCAAGCTGTACGGCTTCAAACAAAGCGGGGCCTAATAAAGCGCCAACAACAGCTCCATAAGGGTTCATTGTTGCGGCTCCTCCAAGCGCCCCGCCTACAACCCTAGTCGCTATACTTCCAGCAATCTGTCCCCCTTGTTCAATTAAAGCTCTTGGAAAATGCTCCCAGTTGTGGTCCCACCAAGCTTCAGACTGGGCGTTTACAAACTTCCCAGCTGCGGCTTCGTAGTTCTCTGGTGTTTCGACCATATCACGCAAAAAATCCTCCCAGCCCTCCATGCCGAGAGCCTGAAAAGTGGTTGCCATGTTCTCCAGAGGCTGATCGAAAGCATGTATAAAAGCCGAAGATAAACTGGTGTCTTTAGTAGGGGATGTTGCCATACCCTTATAATACACCTAATGCTTGGTTGAGAAAAGTCCTTGGTCCGGCGTCGTTTCCATAATGAACGTGGTCAACTGCACCAGCATCTCTTTGTCTAAATCAGAACTGTTTGTTATAGAAGACAACAAGACCACCAGAGCTGTAGCCATTTCCCAGGGAGAAACCTCCTCTTTTTCATAGTGTTTTTCCAGTATCGGATACATGTCCGCAATAATGTCGTCCACTGCTGTTTGCGTGGTCGGATGTTTTAAGTATTTTTTAAAGGCCATGCTTCATTGTATCCTATTTAAACCAGTTGCGTACTTCTCCAAGTATCTCATTACTAATTTTAACCTTACTTAAAAGGTTTTGGAGAATTTTTTCGTCAACCGTGTTTTTAGACACGAGATCAATATAAGTACAGCTTTTGTCTTGTCCGATTCTGTGGATCCGGTCTTCTGCTTGCACCCTTAGCTCTAGGTCATAGGAATTAGAGTAAAAAATCATGGTGCTGGCTTCAGTTAAAGTAATACCACGACCCCCTGTCTGTGGATTAGAGATAAAGTATCTGAGCTCGCTCTCAGGATCTTGAAACTTATCAATAATTTTTTGTCTATTATCTTGTGGAGTCTTGCCATAATAAGAGGCCACCGCTTCTTTACCGAATTTTTCAGCGATAGCCTTTTCTAATTGTTGTATATCAGTTTGAAACACAGCAAAAATAACTACTTTCCCTGTTGTTTCTTCTAATAGGTCAATAACTGTGCGTACTCTATTGTTTTTCAAGACAATAGTTTCGCCTTCCTCATTACGCAGACTGCCTGCGACCACTTGCTGTAAACGCATGATCTGTGTCAGCACGTTCATGGTGCTAAATACTTCGTCTTCTAAGATCATCAACGCTTTTTGTTTCATGGTGCCGTAGGCTTTCTTTTGCTCATCACTAAGCTCAACATAGCGCTTTACATACACCTTCTCTGGCAGGTCTAAGCACTCGTCTTTTGTTTTACGAATTGAAAAGTCTTTGATGGATTCTTGTAGTTCTTCCAGCTTTTGAAAGCCAACAATTTGCTGGAAAGAATGTGCTCCCATTCTGCGTGCCTGGGTGATCGCATACCTTGCACTAAATGCGTAGTAACTGCTAAAGCCCAAAAGATTCGGCGACAGAAAATAACATTGTGAGTACAGGTCAAGAGGGGCTTTAGTAATGGGAAATCCTGTTAGGATTCTTCGATAATCAGCAAGAGGAGCTAGTTTAATTAAATGTCTTGTTCTCTTAGCTTTCGGATTCTTTATCGTAGTGGATTCATCAACAGCCATCATTACATCATGCGTTACTAAAAACTCTTCTACAAACTTACAGGCTTTAACAGTTGCAAAAGCCTCTACGTTTACTAAGAAAATGTTTAAAACACCGTCACTGTCTTCTCTAACCATTTTCTCATAGTCCTGGGTCCATCGTTGAGTGTGGTTTGGCTGCCATACCAGGACATTTCTTTCTATTTGATCAGGCAAATGCTTGCTGATCTCATGTGTATCCCAGTTTCTTAAATTACCTTTTGGTGTTACAATAAGCAGACCAGTTATTTTTCCTTGCTCGAAAAGTATCCCGGCATTATCCAAAAGTATCTTGGACTTACCGAGTCCCATTTCAAGGAAAAGTGCATAGAGGTTTTTGTGAGCACTCCTGGCAAGAGTTTCGGTCTGGTGTTCGTAAGGCTCGGTTTTATAGTTGTACGTTCTTATATCCATTCTTTTCATATCCTTTGTTCTTTCTTAAAATATTTCTTGCAATCTATTCTACATATAGTATATGATTAGTGCAAGCTATGAATAAGGGACGAAGAACAACAGTAAAATTAGAAATCTGTAGTGACAGGAAAAATCGCTGGTTTATAAATTTTGCTCCTTTTGAAAAAAACGGAGAGTCTTTAGGCCCTTTTGCTAGTTTAGACGAAACTTTGAGGTACGTTTACAAAGACTTAGACGTACCGGAAGGAAAAGTTGAAATTGTCGAAGTAAATAACGAAGGACTAATTTTTTTCATACCAGATTTTGAAATAAACTATAAAAAAAAGAAAGAACGAGTACCGGATAACGTAACACCTATAAATAAGGGGAAGAAAAAATGAAGATAAACGAAATGTTTGAAGAAAACATCAAAAAAGCAGTTGAGGACATGGACGAATCTGCTATAAAAAGTCTAAGTAAGTTGTGTCACGACCTACTGGTCCTAGAGGGAGAAATAGGAAACACAGAAGAGCGGCTGAGAAAAGTTAAATCTCAGCATAAAGAACTTTCTGAACAAACTATTCCAGATAAATTAGCTGAACTCGGCGTTGCTGATCTAAAACTTAGCGACGGCTCACGAATTTCAGCGGATCCATTTTATAGTGCACGCATTACTGCCGCCAACCTGGAGGCAGCGCACGATTGGTTAAGAGATAACGGACACGGGGACATTATAAAGAACACCCTAACCGTTTCTTTTGGTCAAGGCGAAGATGCGGACGCTTCGAGATTGGTAGAACTGCTTGCGAAACAAGGCTACTTGCCGGAAACGAAACAAGCTGTTCATCCAAGCACCCTTCGAGCATTTGTAAGAGAAATGATCGAGTCGGGTAATTCATCGTTTGATGTGGACATACAGAAGAAATTCTCTGTGTACACAGGCAAACGCACAAAAATAAACCGTTGAACGAATAAAGAGGAAAGAATATGGCAACGAAAAAAGGTAATGGGAAATCTATAACATCCCTATTTGAAAACATCGAAGAAAAAGGTTTCGGAGATGTGGGCACAGAAGACCTTCGCACACCACGTTTGAGTATAGTCCAGGCATTGTCTCCACAGAGACAAAAAACGTCTAGTGACTATAATCCAGACGCGGAAGAAGGCGATTTGTATTACAGTGGAACCAACGTCATCTTTAATGGCGATGAAGGTCTCCTGTTTCTACCAGCTTACTACACCAAAACTCTAGTTGAGTGGGGGTTGCGTGAGAAAGGTGGAGGCATAAAAGCTGTGCATCCCGCAGACTCTGATCTTTTGAATCGGTGCCAACGCGATGGCCAAGGAAGACTAATCACTCCAGGAGGGGAAACCCAACTGACAGTGACAGCCAACCATTATGGCTACGCGCTCGTTGATGAGGCACCCCAAAAGTGTGTTATCAATATGACAGGATCGCAACTAAAACACTCTCGTGCTTGGAACACAATGATCCAAGGAACGAAACTAAAGGGTGTCAAGGGGATGTTTACTCCTCCTGCATACTCTCACTGGTATCGTTTGAACACCCAAGTCGAGTCCAATGATCGTGGTACATGGTATAGCTACAGTATTACACAGGAGCGGATGCTCAAGGAAGACGAAAAAGATCTTTTCAGTGAAGCTGAAGAGTTTTCTAAATTCGTTGCCAAGGGCGGAATGGACCAATTGAGTGGACAGAGTAAAGGTAGCAAACCTGCGTTAGAACAATCTAAAAAAGATTGGGAAGACGACTAAGTAAACGGCGCTCCTTTCCTTTGCGGGGGCTCAGGGAAGGGGCGTTACAACTGAAGGAGATGAGTGGAAAATACAGCGGAAAAGCTTATGCAGATTTTCTCCGGTTTAGAAAGAGCACATGGAATCTATGAAATAACCGGAAAACAAAAGAACACAGAAAAGGGAATTAAAAAAGAAGGTAGAGGCAGAACATTACACGAACCATTAACTATTGAGCTATGGAAACATCACTTGGCGGGTAATCTATCTTTGGGAGTTGTCCCCTTAACTGATAACGAGACTTGTTCTTGGGGATGTATCGACGTTGATGAATACCCAATTAACACAAAGGAAATCTTAAAAACAATCAGGGACATGAAACTGCCCCTTGTGCCTTGTATGACAAAATCAGGTGGGGTACATCTTTTTCTATTTACTAAAAAGCCCATAGCAGCTTTTAAACTCCAAAACAAACTAGAAGAAATAGCCGCCTCAATGGGAAGAACAGGAGACGAAATCTTTCCCAAACAATACGAATGGTCTAAGCAGTTGCCACAAGAAAAGCAAACCGGAAACTGGCTTAATATGCCTTATTTTGCTGGAGAGGACACTACTCGGTATGCCCTCAATGCAAAAGGAAACGCTGCCGGACCAGAAGAGTTTATTAGAATTGTTAAAAGAAGAGCAGTTAGCGAAGAAGAATTAGATGCTTTTGTTCCAGTACGCAAAGGCCGGAAAAAGCAACTAAACGGAAACGGCTTGTGGGACGAGGCGCCCCCTTGCCTGGTGCACATGAAACTTAATGGTGTCCCAGAAGGTACGAGAAACAACGCTCTATTAAACTACGGCGTGTTTCTTAGAAAGGTTTTTCCAGAAGGAGAAGAGTGGAAAGATAAACTACAAGAGGTTAATAAAACAGCTTGCACAAGACCTTTGTCTCATAGCGAACTTAATACAATTATTCAAAGCCTAGAAAAAACAGAATACAGATACCAGTGCAAGAAGGCGCCTCTGGTTAATTTTTGTCAAAGCGGTATTTGTATAACCAAAAGACATGGCATTGATGCGTCACAAAGAGAACCCGTTTATGGAGGCCTGAGAAAATATATGACGGACCCACCTCTTTGGCACTTGGACGTTGATGGAAAAACTATTGTTTTAGAAACCAAACAACTACACAACTTTTCTTTATACCAACAAAAATGTATGGAAGTTTTAAACGCCTGTCCACCTGACAAGAAAAAATCAGATTGGGTAGCACAGCTTAATAAATGGCTACAAGAAGTACAGATTGTAGATGTTCCATCAGACATGACCAAGAAGGGTGTTCTAAACGAAGCAATACTAGAGTTTTGTAGACTTTCAGAGTCAGCTTCAAGATTAGCTGTTGTATCAGCAGGAGTTTATAGGCACGAAGAAGAAGGAAAAAAAGAGTGGTGGTTTACTGGACGAGATTTGGTTGTGTTTATACAAGAGTTTAAAAAGATGAGAAACATAAAAGAAGCAGAAGTGTTTACCCGACTAAAAGAAGTGGGGGCTGTTAACTCTTCCAAATGGATTGATAAATCAGTAGGAAACAAAAAAGTATGGGTCATGGATGTAAAAGAAATAGACGAGGACAGCATTTCCCCAGAAGAGTTTAGAGTGCCAACGGAGGAAAAACCATGGGAATAACAAAATATTATGGTCCTCCAGGTACAGGCAAAACAACAACTCTTCTTAATATTATAGAAGAGCACATAGACAAAGGAACACAACCAGAAAGAATCGCTTTTATTTCTTTCTCTGTTAAAGCAGCGAACGAAGGAAAGAACAGAGCACACGCTCGTTTTGGATTAGCTTTTGAAGAAATGCCTTATTTTTGTACAAGCCATGCTTTTTGTAAAAGAAACATGGGAATATCTCATGTGGTTGGTGGTAGAGATGTTTTTGATTTCTTGGAAGAGTATCAGTTTAATTTAACAAAGAAGTACCCTAATAATGCAAGGGCTATTAGGTCCGTGGTCCAAGATCCTTATTTCGAGATCATAGAAAGAGCGAAAACTAATTGTCGTTCTTTGAAAGATGAGCGCTTGTCCCTGGACGTTGAGCAAAGAAAAGGAGTGGTCAATCATTTGTTAGAGCCTTTAGCTGAATCTTGGGAAGTGTTTCGCTTAACAAGAACCCCGGTCATCTATTCTTTTGCCGATATGATCGTTAGTTTTTTGGAAGACGGAACAGCTCCACCGCTTGATCTTTTAATTGTGGACGAAGCACAAGACTTGGCAGAAATAAACTGGAGACTAGTTGATAAGCTAGCAGCAGTAACTGAAAAAACTTTTATAGCGGGAGACGATGACCAGGCTATTTATGAGTGGAACGGTGCAAGGCCACAAAGGTTTGTTGAATACAAAGGAGAGAAGATTGTCCTGGACCAATCTTATCGCATCCCCAGCAGTGTGCATCCAATTGCACAAAAAATTTCAGAAAGGATTCTTTGTCGAGAGCCAAAAGAATATAAACCAAGACAAGAGCCAGGAACCGTTAATAATGTTAGTTCTGTTGAAACACTGCCACTGGACAAAGGAGAGTGGTTGATTATGGCTTCTTGTGATTACATGCTTACCGACACCTCCAAAGGCTATAACATCCGAAAGTTTTTGGTGGACAATGGGTACCCTTTTGTACACAACCAATATCGTTATATTCCTGCTAGAATGATGTCAGCTATAGACACTTGGGAAAAGATAAAAACGGAAGACATCACTCTGTCTGAGCTAGACGATTTATATTTTCATTTGGGGAAACAAGGAGTCAAACGAGGCTTTATAAGCAGGGTTGCACAAGAACCAGACAAAGGACAAAAGATAAGCTTGCAAGAAGCAATGGATAATTATGGCCTAAAAGAAGAAATAATAGATAAAACATGGAAAGAACTGTTTGATAAAAGTATTGA